TCATCTGGTCTGAACAGCCGGAGGCGTAGGCCATTCAATATCGGGCGCACTGGAGGTATCGACCACTTCCAGCGCGTCCATATAATCCAGCCACAAATTATATTGCTCCAGTTCGTCACCTTTCAGACGACCAATAGCCGCTTTACCGGGCCACTGCTTGCTGTTAATAAAATCATTTGCAGCACGTATGCGTCCTTCTTTTTCGAGTTCTGCTTCCTGGATTAACTGTTCTTTAGTTTTCTCAGGTTCGGGAGGGGCTGTGAAATTATTTCCGTCATAGATCCATCCAATATCAACTGCAACACCAGAGATATTAACTGCCTTAAAATCGGCAAACATATCTCCTGCGCCATCCCAAACAACGATATTAACAACAATATTGTTTTTAATTAATGCGTATCTGTTCATTAGCCGTATACCCACAAAATCGCCAGACCGTCAGCCCCTGCTCCACCCGACATAGACACCCCGGTAGACCCTGAGCCATAAATAGAGACCGCGCCGCTTCCGCCAGAGCCATTACCTGTGGCATTTTTTCCCGTCGATGCATTGACCCCTGAGCTAATTCCGACTGCCACACCGCCCACTCCGAATTCAGAGTCAGCCCCTTTCCCGCCAAGCGCATTTTTATCCGAGAACAGAAATCCAGAGCTTCCACCATACCCGTGATGCTGTGCTATCAATTCTGCTCCACCAGGAATGGTGTTATTAGCATTCTGAATCGCTGTAGGGCCGCCGGTTGGCAGAACATTAAATGCTGCCCCCTTAGCTCCACCTCGCCCACCAGTAGCTGTAATACCGTCGATAATCGTAGCCCCACCGTCACTTCCATCAGCTCCGGTTGCGGGAGTTGGCACGCCCCCCGCACCACCTGCGCCAATAGTAATATTAATTTTCTGACTGGCATCAACTGTGAATTTTGCTACCACACGGCTACCTGAATTCCCGCCCTGCCCTACTGACGCATATCCGGGTTGTACGGTCGTGGAGTTACTGCCACCGCCGCCTCCGCCACCAATCATATCTGCCACAACAAACCTGGCATCTTTCGGCAGTGTAATTTGCCGGGATGTGTCAATCCGGTACACTGCAATGAGTCTTCCTGTTCCATCTCCCAAACCAAGGTATGAAAGAGCATCTTTCCACCCGGTACCATTGCTGTTTGGATCAGATAAATTTCCTTCTGTTGTATTAATGAATATTCTTTCCCCATCGTCTGAGATGAGCATCGCCCCTGACGGATATCCAGAAATCTCCGAAGCAAATTCAGAATCAAAAGTGTTCAGCGCCCCGGTGCTCGACCATCTCCCCAGAGCAGAAAGTTCGTATAAAATTTGGTTCATATCCTGGCCTTTTGGCGGCAAACCGCCAGCAGATTTCAGGATCATTGTTATTGGAGGAAACCCCTGTTCATACGATGCTGAGTTATCTCCTGCAGGGGTGGTTGGCAATATTGCCCCTCTCTGTCCATTAACTCCAAATGGCTTAGGTTGTTTTTTAGGTGAGTCAGAACGATTCATGCTTAATTCCTATAAAATGTGCCATCATTAAACGGATAGGCATCAGATGAAAAACCAAAATAAGGGACAATGATTTTACGTATATTAACCAGAACACCACTCGGGACGGGCAACACCTCATAATTCGTGAGAATCGATTCTTCGTATGGCGCAAGCTCAAATTCAAACGTTATTCCTATTGTCATATCTCGATAATTTACGCAATATGCTCTCCCTCTTTGATAAAACAATATATTTAGAAACCTGTTTATTTCAGGAATTGTGGCAATACTTATATTTGTGAATGCTTTGCAAAAGATGAGTGTTCTGTAAGCATCATCACTCAACCTGACATTCGTTGTCTCCTGTACACCACCAAAAAAAGGTGAATCGTTGAAAGGAGTTGGGTAATCCGGATCTTTGCCATCTGCTTCACTGAACCCGAAAGAACTGGTTTCTATTGGTGCATAAATATAACGGCTTATTCCAACTATTTTACCCCACATGTCCAACCCGAATGTCTCACAGGTGGTCAAATCCCATATTTTTTTAATAAACTCATCAGTGAAATCATCAAGGCTAGTTGCCTGATTAAAGGTATCAATGATGGATAGTAATTTTTTGCTTGCAGAGTACTGGGTAAGAATTGTGTCTTCCCACATACCGCTCCCCCTACGACACTGTAACAGTGATATCTGATTCCTGAATGGTTGGAACCTGGTCTATGCCCATAGTCACAGCAGGTCCGTATAGTGAACCATCGAGAGAAATTTCAAGAGACAAAATGCCAACTGTATCAGGAGATATTGAAATAACAGGGGCATAGTATTTACCAGCATTTATCGTAGAACCAATTCGTGCCTTTCCAATACCCTCATACCCTCCATTGAACACAGTGACAATCATTTCCTTTACTTGTTTAGTAATATCACTTGGGGGATTTAGTGAAGCATCGACATTTACCTTAAAGTAAACCCGCGTAGGTGATGCCTTTTGCCATTGCATAACGTAAGATGGATATGGCGGCATGTAATTAACGTTATCGTAAACAGTGAACGTTGTATCACCATTCATATTGGCCCCGGGGTTATAAGTATTGAATATTGACTCAGCAACATCCGTATCAGCCCCGCCATAAACACAAATATAAACAGAATGCGCAAGAATCGGGAAATTCGTTGTTCCTTTATTTACTGTTTCTGCAGTTCTGTTTGACCATACGTAAGCATCAAGCACACCATCAGTCGCAAGTAACGCTGCTAATGTAGATGCGTCCTGATTTCGACTGTTTCTGGCAACTGATTGTCTCCGGCGAGTTTCAAAGGCGATACGTGATTCAACATCAACACCAACGACTCCAGGGCTAATATTATTTACAGCATCCCACCCGGAAACGGCTCGATAAATCTGGTTCAGTGAACCGGCTGCACACGGAATTGGCCCGGTTGTTGTGTTGACAAACTGCACATCAACAGAGCCTGATGAGGGTATTACGGCGTTGTCAATTGACTGATATATATATCCTCTCGCATCAACAGCAGTGCTACCCGCAGGTATGGTGGTTCCAACCTGACCAATGCATGTTGCTGTAACAACGGTCCCCTGAGCGGCGATCCGCTCCATAAAGTAAATCCGACCAATCCCGTCCTGGAATCTGCCGTTTGAAAAGTCAGGGTTAATTTGATTAAACAAACAAAGAAGCTTGTCGTATACCTGAGCGATAATTTCAGTGTCAGACTGTGCGATCTGCCCTTGCGGTGAACTCAGTGATTGACTAGCACCACCGCCAAGAGCCGTTGACATGTCTGTAAGTCTTCCCGCCAGCACATCCGCTATGTCGGGAACTGAAAGACCGTTTTCAGTGATGGTTACATCAGGAACGGCCGTATTTAATATCGTCATAAGATGGCCTGTGCAATATTACCATTGATATCTGTAACGCGGATTGTGCCGCGAGTTGTACGTGTATTCTTGTCAAAGAAAACTGATGCCAGAGCATCCTCAACGACGGGTAATTTGAGTGCTTCAGCCTGCATTTTCTGAGCAATAAAACCAGGAGACGGTCGTCTGCCAAGAACTTCTGCCTTCCATGGAATCCCAAGCGTATTGTCGTAATAACACTCTCCAGAAAACACCAGGCACGCACTGGCGACATCCTGAGCAACAGAATATGATTCTTCTGCGATCGCCAGATTGCCATTTCCGTCAAGCGTCAAGTCCCACGTAGAAGTGTCCAGTTGCATAGTTCTGTATGTCATGTCGGTTTATCCGTTGCATTGGAATTTATTGTTGACCCACCACTTTGTACTCCTGAAACAGAATGTTTGTGATTGTTATAATTGTCCCTTAAATTTTTAACAGTAGATGACTGTGAACTTGCATTATCCTGAATATCGCCGCTAACTTTAAGTAAAGGAGTATTCATGTTGACTCCACCAGGAGCATCAATATTTAACGATGAACATTTAATATTTAGTGGATTAGGCGTGGTTATGTTTATTGCACCATCAGCAAATTCAATGAATTGAGTAGGCGCAATGTTTAATACCCCACCAAGATAAATTGCATCAGATTTGCTGTGTCGTCTTTTGCTTCCAGGCACTGATTCTTTACGATTTTTTCTTACCAGTGATGTGTCTTTGTCGCAGACCGCAATCAGACCAATATCACCTGCCACAGGGTCCATAATTACAGCACTGTTGCCTCTCTGCAACCGCCATACAGGAATATCATATAAAACCGAGTTGGAAATCATTTTTCCTGTACGGTCTGTTCTGGTCAGCAAAGGAAGAACATCAACAACTAAATCTGGTGCTTCCCCCCTGACTTCCTGAACTCTCACTAACTCAATGAAGAAATATCCAGACATCAGCATCTCAAAAATATATTCCTGAGATTGAGCCTCACTTACCTGAGCAGGTGTTGGAGTAAATAGGTGCTTATCCATTATTCTGTTGTGCCTCTGCTCTTTGTTCTGCTGTTCTGGCGGCAATACATATTGAGTGCCATGAACCATTTGGCATCCATGATGATAATTCATGCCGAACGGAGGTTAACTTATACCTTCCGCTTGCATGTGGTAGTTCTGTTTTGATATCCACATATCTTCCAATGCAAAGGAGAGATGAATATTGCGTCTGAAACATCAGTCCCCCATTTGAAAATACAGGATATCCAACAAGTCCGTATTCTCTGGATATAAACGGAATTACATCGTCTCTGTTTTTTTCTGAAGGCCAGAACTCTACTTTTGTCGGTGGCGTGGCTGACATCGCCAGTCCATAATCTGAACAGACCCTATAAAGTTGCTCAAAAACACTTCCTTCAAAATGCGGACTTCCTGATGTTGTCATCCCTTTTACATTATTAAACACAGCCTCATAACCTGCACTTGCACAAATGGATGAGATGACATCTTCAACACTTTGCGCACCCTGCGCTGTAAACGGGCTTGCTGGCATGTTCTGTAAATCAACATTAGAAGAGGCTGTTATCATCAGACTGCTTTCAGGAGCAGAATTCATGTTTGCTATTGATGAAAGCATCGTTCCGGAGAAAACAAGAGAATCATCAGCAAATACCTCAACATTTAACTTCTGACCTTCCCCAACAATACCATCAGCCTTCCCTGATATATCAGCAAGTCTTTCAATTCCTAACCCGTAAAGAGATATATCAGCCTGAGCACCTCCCCGACCGGTAACAAAGTTCAGGGATACTGTTGACTTAACATTTCTGATGGAGATTTTATTGTTTCCATTTTTATCAAATGCTGATGATTCATTCGTGAAGTCAAACCGAAGACTGTGATTTTTATACAAGCTCGTTTTCCTCGATGTAGTACAGCAAGTAACGGCTACCCAAGCCTTCCCATTGCGGGTCCGATTCCCCATCATTATCAATGAAAATAAGGTCTCCCTTAAATCCAAGGTAGGAATATCTTACCATCTTATTCCCATACAGACATGGAACGCCCTGCATAATTGGGACTTCATTAACAGTTAAATCCATGTACATAAAACTCTGTCGCTGAACAAGTTTTATATTACATTGCTGACCAGCCAGACTTACCGAAATGGACTGAGATTTGCTGGGAAGAACAGATACTGTAATCATGTACTCGCCTTAACTATATTTTTTGCAATATCTGCCGCTTTTTTTGTTGCGCTGTTTGTAACTTCGAGTATTGGTTTAGACACCGTATCAAGAGCACTCTGAAATTCAGTCTTTATTGTGCCGGAGATTTTTCCAGTGATTTCGCCAACAGATGACTTCAGTGATGACCATGATTTACTTAGCTCATCGACAGTAGATTCCCTGGCTCCGCCATTGGTTATTTGCGGATCAACTCCTACATCACCCTGTGACTTATTGTTATCCGTTGGCTTCTGTTCTGACTGAGATCCAGAGAGAATAACTTCCATTTGCTGAATGACCTCCTGAAAATCAAGATAAACCGTCAGAAGAGTCACCCCTTTTTGAGAGTTAACTTCGTAATAGTGGTCAACAAGGTCGAAACTCTCCAGAGTTTCCTTTGGCGTTTCAATATCGTATGTTTTTGCAGAGGACAGCATCGTTTTGATTGTGTTCAGCGTGCTGTTCTGGCTTGTGAATGTGAGATCGAAAATATTCGGGATATTGCCGGAAAAACCAGTAAGACCATTTACGATGATTGCACATCTTACTCTGGCGGGTTCTTTAACTTTGTTGATGGACTGGTATTTCCCTTTCTCCACCGGAGCGTTTGTTATTTGCGCCCTTCCGCTTGGCTGTACGGATGCCATACCACTGAACTCAAGAGCAACCTCGCCAGTTTCCCTGTCACGAATCACATACTGGGGATGCAGAACGCTGTCGATGATCGAAAGCGGAGAGCCACCACCGATAGCATTGAATATGTCTGCTGTGTTTAAATCGATTATGCCCATCTACTCTCCATTAAACAAAAACCCAGCCGAAGCTGGGTTTAGTGAATTGGCTAGTTATCAAAAAGTCCGTACGTTTCTTCTTCTTCAGGAGTAAGGGGAAGAATCTCAATTCTATCTATAGATACCTTTTCAATGTACCCATGAGGTCTGCTTAAAATTAAAGATCTCTCATGCCACAAAACACCAAGAATGTGATACCTCCCAGCATCGCCTTTTACCCTGGCTCTTCCTTTGATTCTTGGCGGCATAATTCCATATTTTTTCTTTGCCATTATGCAACATTACTCCCATGAATCAGGTGTTGTAGTGCTTTAACACCTTCCGCATTGTAGCGGAATGCTTCCACCTGTTTGCTGGAATGCGCAGATTTATCCAGGAAGAACTTACCGTACTGCTCAGTTTTGAGGTTGTTTGCGTTAGCAATGCGACCAATCTTGTTTGCCGTTACTCCAAGCTGCTCTGCAACCTCCCCTGCTGAGTAGTAATGCTCTTCTATTGCCGGAAGGGGTATTGCATTAAAACCAACGATCGGGTTGATTATGCTTGCGGCCGCAGTCTGCTTTGCTTCCGGCGCAAGATTTGGCATCAAATCGAACAGATTGGTAACAGCTTCAACCGTCATTTTCAATGTTCGCGCTTGACGATACTCAACAAGTCCACTCGCTGATTTACCGCTTTTAATGTGCGCTTCTTGCATACTTTCAAGTTGGTCTACCAGTGAGCGGCGAACAGCTTTAGATTCACGAGCAGCTACTCGAAGGGCTTGCTTAATTGACATAACAACTTTTTCAGAACTTGTCTTGTTTGATTTTTGAACTACGAAAATTTCGTAGTGCTCACCTTCAAGTTCATCCTTAATGCGTGCAATAAAGTCGTTATTGCGGACTTCTTTTTCCCCACACTGTCTACGAGCATGATTGACCATCTCTAACAGGTACTGGCTATCAATGGTTTTATCCGTGACAACGGATCCGATGTTTGCTACATTCTTAAAAGTCATTAGGCATTCCTTATGTGGTAGTAAGGGTGTGACATAGGCCGCCAGCAGCACACTGGCGGTTTTCTTTTTGCGCCGTCCGGCGCACCAATCAATGAATCCATTCCTCGCCGCGAAGTTTTGCCAGCATTGGCTGAGCGTTCTTTACGACAAAATTGTTGGTATCAAGATTCTTCATTTCACGAAGAAGTGATTTCTTGGTTTCTTCTGACATGTAGCGAGTCTCATATGCAATATCGTAAATCCTTCCTGAAAGCTCAGAACCAATTTGCTTCATTCCTGGGTAGATGTGTTTGCACATTTGTTGACTCTTCTCCATCCACAATTGTAAGTAGCAGAGATTAACCAGTTCTTCGTCAGTAAACTGTTTTGCAATCGGTGAGCATTCTGCCTGCCGATCCAAAATATCCAGCACCCAGCGGCGGAACTCTTTGGCTACCGGAGTGCGAGCAAACATCGCGATTAGGTGGGCACCGCGTAGTGAGAAAACTCGCACTTTTTTGCGATAATTTCCTGAGGTACTCACTTCGAGTACCTGAGTCATTCCGGCGCTAAACTCGTCGCTATACTTGTTATAAATCATTGTTACTGCACGACTATTTGCGTATTTAAGTGCAGATGCAATATTAGATGATGTAAACCAAACACCATGCATATCACGGGTGGGCACCAACTCAACTCCGTGGAAGTTGTAATCTGATTTTGCTACAATATTCATGTTAGTTTCCTTGCATACGGTTACTGACATAGAGGCCCGGTTTGTGTTTGCGCACTGCCGGGCTTCACTATTTTTACTGGGCATTAGCTCTTTCCTCTCTCAGGCTTTTAGCCAGTCGCTGCACAATCGCAGAGTTGATAGAAATTCCATCCATTTCAGCAACACGTCTAATCTCCTCCTTCATTTGCGCTGGCAAACGAAGCTGGAAACTTTGACTTTTACGACCTGTATAAAGCACATCTTTCATAAGTAATCCCCCCACAATGATACCAACTTGGTTCTAGAACCAATTTAACACCATTTATTTTGATGTCAAGTTGGTGCTATTGTTTAGCGAACATCTTTACGTTGAGGTCATATGAGCAAGTTCCCTAGTCATGAAATGGATAGGTTCAATATCAGGCTTCCGGCAGGAATGCGGGATGCTATAGCCTTAAGAGCAAAGGAAAACGGCAGATCAATGAATACAGAGCTAGTGTTTATCATTGATGATGCCTTGAAGTCTCCGGTGCCTGCGGAGGTTGATAACTCAAGGATTATGAAGATTTACTCAAACCTTTCCGGGAATAGGCCATCAAACAAAGAAGAGTTTGAGCGGTGGGAGAATGAGCTAATCAAAGCAATTTTCTACTTACTAGATAGCATCAGTTCTCATTCGCAAATGTATCAAGCTCTCAGGAGCTTAAGGCAAGATGCATATAAAAATGTTTTTGGCGATGATGCTGAAGACATCCAGTTTTGAAGACCATTTCATCTGGTATCCTGCGTAAAACTGAGTGTTGCGTGCTTTTGCTTAAGTTAACGGATACAAACATAGGAAAATTTACAAGGGGAAAGAATGAAATCCAGATTTTTCACAATAGCAATATTTTCTTCCGTTCTTCTATCACTCGCAGCTTATGCTGCATCCGACAAAGATAAGGAAAAAATGATGTCTTTAATAAAAGATGCTTCTCCTTATGTTGCAGGCATGGGTAAAAGCATTGATGAAGTTTGTCAGGATATGGCTAACGACATGGTAAAAAAGTATGGAAATCAACTTAGTGCTATTGGCAAGTCACCGTCAGATATACGAGATTCATCGTATGGTATATGCTTTGACGCTGCATCTTCAGCATCATTATCGCAATCCATAGAAGAAGTAAGCATGTGGAAAAATGCAGCAATGCAAAACATTAACGCCACATTCCGAGGCGAGAATGAGCAATCTCCCGCACGAAAATTTCTCGTTGAGACAATTGATCACTCTGAGAAAATGGCAAAAACAATTGCATTCATGCGGGAAATTAGTCAATAGCAAATCTGCTAAGGCACTGCACTTGAAAATGCCTGATTTACTGATGATCTGCGATTCAACTCCTTAAATCCTTCGGTTAGTTTTGAGGATTGATCCGTTTTGGCAATTACCTTTACCTCTCCTATGTGCTGGCTGTTGTAATTGTTAACAACGCTCTGGGCATAGGATTGGTTTGCAGATCCATTAGCCAATCTTTGCTGGGTTTGGTAGTACGCGGCATTGCTATTTTTCGTTGGGTTACCATAATCAAGACCCCGCTTCCAATCTGGATAACCTTCATGCCTAGCCATATAGGCGCTAAGTTTTGCCATAACCTCTGGATCTGAGAGGTTTAGCTTATCATTGGCACCAACGCCCATAGACTTAGAAACCTGGTCAATATACGCCTTTGTGTTGTTTTCTGAGGATGGTGCCCACTTGCTTATTATCCCTTGCAATGTATCAAGCTTATCTCTTTTGTAGTATAGAGTCAGTTGATTCCTAGCGGCCTCCCAGCCCTCTTCTGGGTCGAAGTATTGAGCAAATCCGTCCTTGTCTCTTCTTCTGTTTCCAGTAGCTTTAAGATTTAATGGGTTATTGTTTCTGTCAGGCCTGTTGACACCATTTTTGTTAGGAGGAATCTCTTTATTTGGATCGTCATAATCCATCCCAATGAGCCTTTCCAGCCAATGCTGCTGAAATGCGAATGGCCGCATCTCATCAGGAACATCTTTATACTGGTCTTGTACCATCTGCCCAAAAATACCAACAGCCCCGATTAATCCCAGCTTGCTTCCTAACCCTTTGCCGCTAAGAAGAGCCATGGCAGCAAGAATGCCCAATGCGTTTCCAGCGCCACCAACGGCTTTAACAAAACCATCAATACCTGTACTCAGGTTCCTGAAGAACCCAACAATGTCACCCTTGTTGTTTTTCAGCCACTCTAAAAACTCCTGTTCTGCTTTAAGCACTTCAGGGCCAAATGTAGCCATTAATTCTTGTTTAACCTGAGCAAATTGCGAGTCAAGGGCTTTAGTCGTAGCAAGAATATTACGCTGTGCTTCTTCCTGCTCTTTGGTCATCTGCCATCGTTTTTCTTCCTCAGATACCATCTGCACAGCTTTTCCGCTTTTAATATCCCCGGCAAGATTAGGGTCATAACCAAAAGCAGAAAGCACTTGCATTAACTGTTTCTCGTTATGGTTCTTCCCATATTTCTGAAATTCCGCCAGAGCATCTTCTGATTTACCTCCAAGCTTACTAATATCAATGCCTGTTCTCGCTCCAGTTGTTAGTAAATTCTGAGCCTCCGGTGTAAGTCCGCCGAAAATTGTTGGGTCTTCTATATTGGCAAGCGCCATCCTGGCGCTCATCTGTGCCCCAAGGAACGCGCCGCCGTTCTGACCAATTCGGGAGAATCCATACTGAGTACCAAGAACGTTACTGGCGCTTGTTCCAAGCATTCTCCCCATATTACTGGCTCTTACAATTGACTCCGAAGTACTTTCAAATGCACGATGAATGCCAATGGCTACGGCAGTCAACACACCGCCAACAGCCACAAAGCGTGTCGAAAGCCCCAAAAAACCATTAAATGAAGCAGTCAACCCTTTCATTGCAACAGCGGCTTTGTCGGTCTCCTTAGCCGTTTTGGACATTGAGGAGGTTGTTGACCTTTCTATCGCAGATGAAGATCTCTCTATTTCGTTTTTAAGGTCTTGTGCTTCCTGCTTTACTTTCCGTTTTCCATTCAGGAATTCATCGGCCTTAATTGTGACCTTGTAGGCCAACTCATTGATAATCATCGCTGCTCCTGATGTTTATTCCAGACCCGCTTGTTAAATGATTCCACCGAGATAATTTCCAGAAGGTTATACATATCACGAACAGATAACCGTTCCTGCAAATCGGTATAAGTGGCTTTTCCTGAACAGATAATGGCGTTCATTGATGGTGTGACGTTTACGGGGCTAACGAGTTTTGCCGGAAGAGTCTCCTCCTCCATGAACGGGTACTTCACTCTCCGGCGATCGTTAAAAAATCAAAATTGACTTTAAATACCTTATCCATTACCTGACGAATGGTTGATACCTCTTCAAAGTCGACAGGCTTCACGGTTCGCACCTGTCTGCTGCCTTCGTGTGTAATCACAATTTGCACAGTTGACATCAGGCGATCACGAAGTTTTCTGGCGACTTCCGGCGATGCGGCAGAAAGAACATTCAGACCAAGGGTGGCAAGGCCAGCACACCCCATGGCAATAACATCAGCAGGAATACCAGAGAATCCCGATTCCCCCATGGAGCGGAATAAATCCTGTGCCAGTTCGTCGGCATCCCATGCCGACATCTCTGTGATAATGAACTCTTTCCCATTGTCGCGATTATCGTCTTCCACGATAAAGGGGATTTCTTTACGTGCCATCAGATAGTGCTCCGTGTTACAGACTCAAAGTGAAATACTGCCGGGCGTGGTTGCAGTACGCGCCGACCCGGAGGGGTTGGAGTCCATGTATAAAGAACCCCGTTCACAAAATTCCACTTCGCGCCGAGAGCCGGAACTGTAAGCACCGCATTACACTGAAACGCTGAAATTGCAGTTCTCTCTGCTGCATACCAGTCATCAATCAGAGAGCCAGCATTAGATGTGGGCATCAGGTTGATGGTGAACTCTGTCGGGTTAAAGATAAAACCAGCATGGTATTTACCGTCCGCTGACATCATGTCTTCTTTGTTCTGTAGTGCGCCAGTTTCAAACATGTTATCAGCTGCGTAGTCGTCAACATCAAAACCGCCAGGGTAGTAAGCGGGTACGACGATTCGCAGCTTACTGTTTGCCGAGGTAATATCGATAGGCATGATTTATTCCCTTATAAAATCGCGGTTGAGGACATTGTGATGGACTGGATTAACTGACCATCGACATAATAGAAAATGACACCTTTCAGGTCTCGTTCAATGCGTGCAGAGCCTGATTGTGTCGGGATGTACAGGAACCAGCCCTGTGAGTACAGCGTCGATGAGATATCTTTACCAACTGTGTTATTCACAATTCTGGTTTGCGCATTATCAAGTTTCACGCCACGCTGAATAGCCCCGAAATTGAGAGCCTGTTCAGCAACATCAATAACAGCGGCAGACACTGCGCCGTATCCTGTCTCATTGAACGGGTAAGACTGATTATTGGTGAACAGGTTGGCAAAAGCACTAACCAGATTGGCATTAATCCATACCTGATTAATAAAACTGTCCAGCCATACAAACTTGCCAGTAATGGCACCATCAGATGCGTACTGCGCCATTGTTTTGTTCAGGCTGTATGAGCCGTAGAAGTTGTAACCGTTTGACTTCAGTGCCTGAGCGGTCGCCAGATCGCTGACGTTAGGTGCTAACCCTGAAAATCCACGGAACTTGAACGAGATACGCCCATTGGTGCGTGCAAAATCCACGGATGCAGCATATGCCAGTGCTGTAACGCTATACAGGTATGTTCCGTACACCGGAAAAATGTTCTCGTAGCCATTTGCCACAACCACTTTCTGCACAAAGCAATTGGCATTATTGGCTACCGTACCTGCTGAAGTGGTGTCGTGAACAACATATCCAAACCGGTTTTTACTGCTGCTTGCCCATGCGCACAATTCTGTTTTCTGGTCATCGGTCAGTTCGACCAGCGAGTTAAACAGGATCCAGTTCTGGTTGACGTTGATGATGTTGTTCATCGTGTCTGTCAGAGTTACCGCATCAGAACCCGGTGATACAATCGCTGCGGAATCCTGCGTCAGTAACAAGCCGGTAGCCAGAGCGCCAGCAGAGGCATAAGACACTTCACTCTCTGCGCCAGTAGTGGCAGAGCGAATGATGAATCGGTTAGCGATTGGCAACCATTCAACCACTACCTTGCTTGCACCAATTCCAACCTGCAACTTGGACGCAATGTCACTAAAACTTGTGGCTGTGGACAAATCAATTGATGTGCTGGTAGTCGACTCACCGTCAATGGAAAGGGTGATTGTTCCTGCTGGAATCGCTTTCAGTGTTGCCAGGGTAACACCTTTCAGGTTGCCGGACAGAAGATACCCAGCCACTGGTGAAGTAACAATACGATACATCAGCAGTTCACCAGGAATAACGGATGAGTTTTCGTATCCGTTAAAATACTGTTGTGCGGCGAGGAATTCTTTCGATTCACTCCCCATCAAAGCTGATACATCAGATGAGGAGTAATAAGATTGTACCGCGCCAACCGGGATAAGCTCGTTATCGGTCAACATCAGGCCGTTAGCATCAACCGCAGAACCGGCAGGCGTAACGACATTGGGCGTGATATTAAAATCTACAGATAAAGGGATTGTGCTCATGGGCGGTTATCCACCTGTTCAGTTGAAATTTCTGCTTTGTCGAAATAGTCCTGCTGGAACGACACGGTGATGTGTGCTTGCAGGGAAAGAGTTAACGTGTAACGCTCCTGCCACTGACTCTCGGCGTTGATCATCGGCGCCTGAATGGCAGGAGATGAGTAAAGCGGCGCAAGCCGTGCATCAATAGCCTTGATGATGTCGTAGCCATATCCACTGGTGAATGTTGTTTCCAGTGCAATAGCTCTATCCCCTGCCCCCTGACCATAGATATCTACCTGAATATCAGCCTGGCGAACTTCCGTATATCCCATGGTGCTTGTGTCCGGAGAGCCGGTATCTTGCTTAAGCTCTCTCGTCGTGGATAGTCTGGTGAATCGCAAAGGGGTCAGGATACAGAACTGATCTTTGGGCATTGGTACACGGTTAGCCTGAGCCTGCAGGCATTTACCAGCGATAGGTTCTATGTAGCCAGCAAGTACATCGATAATATTATCGACAGTGAAATCATTCATGGGCTTACCTGCAATACAGCAATCAGCCGGCACCAGTCAGGCCACAACTCTATTGGCTCAACAACAAGCCATTGTTCCCCGTTAATCACGAAGATATCTCCGCCCTGCTCCAGTTCTCGCTGCACACTGAAGTAATTCCCATTGACGTAAATCACTTTTGCCAGCCCCTGAATATTCAGTCCATCGACGTGTTGCATGTCGCCGCGACTGATTGGCTGTAGTTGAATGGTAACGTTCTGGTCAGGGAGATAAGACGGAATCGGCTTGCGACCGGGGCCGATAGTTTCACCTGCATACTTTTTCAGGATTGCCGGGATGTTAGGGTTAATGCTTGTGATCGCGTTATTGGCTATCTGTCGAAGATTCAATTTCGCTCACCTCATAGCTGACGCTTTTTTGCATGTCGCCTGTATCAATTAGCGGCTTATCGAACCCCTTGCGGGCAATTGTTATCGGAGATAGCGGTGGGCTTTCAAATGCCCTTATGGACTCTTTGATATCATTAACAATAGTGGTGCCAAGTATTGAAAATATCTCTCCAATATCATCGCCGCGTTCAATCAGGAGTGCTGTTTGCTCTTTCCATTCTTCTTCATGCTCTGCGATTGCATTTCTAAAAAAAGGTCGAGGAGGCTGATTATGAGCCGGATTCCCAAACTCGTTGGTAGCGGCAACCATGGGAACCGGGATTACACCGCCGTAAGTAGCCCCCTCAAGGAAGCCAACCTTTAGCTGAATGTTGGAGAATTGCTTTTCAACCTCATCCAGCGCATCCATCACCTTATCCATCAGTACCTCCGGTAATACCCATACGGGTAATTTGATGGAGAATGCCCGCTTATATACTGGAAAGTGCGAAACGGCGCCGTAGCATTCCAGTAATCAGCCCCGTACTTTGTTTGCATGTACCATGCTGAATTTGCTGTTCCCCCTGGCATATCGGCATGAACGCTAACCGAACCCTCTGAAGCACTGTCGACTCTTCCAACCAATCCGGATGGAGACTGCCCATTTGCTCCTGAATACAAACAGGCGATATGGGCAACCAGCATACTCAGCAGCATTGAGCGTACAGCCAAATCCGACACACGACTTGAGTCTGTGTTATCGAGATAAATGGTTGCTTGCGTGAAATACTGCTGAAGAAGTGCGTCGTCGACGGATGAGAATTCAGGATAGCGTAGCTTAAATGCGGAGGGGTCAAATATTACGACGCCCATTTGCTACTCCCGCTATTTTTCGTCAGCCTTTTTTACGCCCGGAGCCGGATTTTCCGGGTCAAGGCCTTCGAGGCCAGTTTTTGATTCTTTCAGATCTTTACCCTGCGCATTCAGACTGCGAATATCTTTCTGAATGAAGATTGCATTATTCTGAATATACGCGGCATCCTTATAGGTCTCGATGAACTTATCCATGAAGTCTTTCTCGACCATGGTAACTCCGAAAGCCCCCTCAGGAATTGCACCATCAAGACCACGGAGGGCGGTTGTTGCCGCCCCGTTCAGGATTACTGTTTTGCCATCCAGAGTTACCTGAAGGCCATTTGGCAATTTGCAGCCAACGCTTACCATTTCTGCCATGAATTAAACTCCCAACATGCTTGCAAATGCCAGCGGCTGGCGAATGATTGCGCCCCAGGTGCCACCGGTTTTCTTTTGTTTGTACGCGGACAGGTCAACAACAACCGGATGCGCACGCATTTTTTCGGTAAATGCGCAGTAGCCGGTGTCCTGACCATCCAAATCGTCGGCGATCAACTGAACCAGTTCGCCGGATTCGGTTTTGTACTCAACAGCAGTGACAACACGCAGGTTCGGGAAGTTTTTCTTCAGCTGATCAGACACGTTGACGTTGTACATGTTGGTCTTGGTCAGATTTGCTTCTGACTCTGGAGACATCGCCAGCGTCATCTTGCTGTCTCGCTCAACGTACCCCTTGGTCTGCTTCACTAACTGCATGTAAAGCGCCTGGATATCGTCATACACCGCCTGACCGTCTTTGGTTGCCCAGGTGGTTCCGCCACTCGCACCAGTTGCACCCGGGGTGATTGATGCCGGAAGGTTAGGGTCATTCAGAATGCCGTAGTTCTTCAGACCAGCAACGCCGAAGAAGTAGGATTTGTTCTGAAACTTATTCAGGGTCAGCGCAGAAGCCGTATTCAGTTGTTGAGCCCATGCAATGCGGCCTTCACCGTAACGGTCAAGCTCCAGTTCACCCCACTGAGTAATGGTCTGGTACAGATAGGACTCACGAGCAACCCAGTTGACGTTAGCGTTTACCTGCCCATTATTGTTGTAGTCACCATAACTGGAAACCTGACCTGTTGATTCCACAACCGGGAATTGTGCTGTCATGGTGGTCCAGTCTCCCTTCTTCGTTTCCCCCAGAATTTCCACCGCTTTCATCGGAGTGACAAGGATGCGAATCAGTTCCGGGTCAACGTAATTAGTGAAGTACCATGGAATACCAGAGTTGCTGGTTGTTACCAGTGAAGGCTGAGAGTCCATTGCATAGGAATAGCTATTAGCAACAGCATCCGTCAGATAGGCTTTGGCTTCCGGAAGGATTACACCGTAATCTCGCTCAGCCATAGCTTTATGTTGTAAAAATTCTGCGTTATTCATGTATTAGCTCCAGGTGCCCATCTGAATCAACTCGCCAGCCTCGCCAGCACTGCCAACAACAAATTTTGTTTCAACGTAATCCGAGATTGACGCCCCGGCATCGCCAGCGGTAATAGTTCCATCTGACAGTTTGGCGAAAATCTTCTGCCCTACGGTTGCCGCACCGGCCGTTTTCACCCAGTAGTCACCAGCAGTCATCAATGTCATCTGAACTCCAGGCTGAATAGTCATAGATGATTCACCAAGCCATGTGGTGACAGACGCCTGCCCTTCCCGATGAACGAAGCCGGCAGGAGCACCGGTTCCAGTGTTATTGACAACACCATTTCTTACCCATGCAAAGCGACCAACAACAACCCCATTTGCACCGGCAACAAGAGTTCCCTCACCAGCAAGAAGACTTGCTTTAGGGTTAGCCGAAGCGAAATCGCCTTCAACTCCCGGCGCCTGTTGCTGATTAATTACACTTTGAAAGCCACTCATTTCTTAGCTCCGTTTCAGTTTAGTTGCGCCAGGAAATGCCTTGGCGAAAGAATTGGTTGCGGCAGAATCCATACCCATACCATGAGATGGTTTGCGAACTACCGCTTTCTGGCTGATAGCAAATTCAACCATCGATTTAAGTGCTGAAGGATGAACGCCTTTATGTTCGGCACCGATTGAATCAAGAGCAAAGCGATAAATAGACTCTGCGGAATCCATAGCGACCAGACTCACATCACCAACCAAAGCACGAACACATTCTCGAGCCTCATTGGCTTGACGGATACGCCCCATCACATTCTCTTCAGCTTTTCGAATCAATGCGGCATCCATAGCTGCTTTATTCTCATCATCGTCTTCATCCTCGGCAGTCTTTTTATCCTTGCCGTCATCATCTTCGTCTTCCGCTTCTTTGCGGTCACGATCGCGATCCTTTCGCTCACGTTCTTCACGCTCTTTTAGTTCATCCTCTTCACGTTTCAGACGCTCTGCTTCTGACTCATTATCTCTCTCAGCCTGAGTGGCTTCGTCTTCAACAACCTTTTGCACTTTCTTTTCCACTTCTTCTGGCTTCTCATCACTGGCCAGCATCGGCGTGATAACTGCCATCAACTTTTTAGTAAGTTCTGACATTGATTTCATTCCTGTTGGTATTGAATCCCCGACAACAACGTCGGAGCCGGCTCTTCCCTCTGTTACGAGAGCAACGTGGTTCCCGACGATATCGCGCATTACACCATCGTATGGCTGTCCTTCATGCACGCCGGGGGTCATGTCAGCTACATATCTGTAGGCCGACGAAAGTTCTTTCTTCTCGTCTGTCTCGATTCCAGCGATAGAATCTGCGTCCCATACGACAAGCGAGTTCTTGAGATAAGTCCCGTCAAACTCAGCATCAGTACCAGTAGAACCAACCACAGCCATCTTCTGAGGGTCTGAAGCAGTAACCGGAATGTGTTCGTTAAGGAGCGGGATGTTGTTGAATGTAGATGCTGCTTTGGCTAACTCTTTCGGGTCGCGAAGCAGGTAGTAAACTTTGTCAGGCTGTAAACCTAGCGATCTGTAATTAGGAATTTCACGTCCATAATAAGGGCAAACGTTAGCCTTACTGATTGGCGTCACTTCGATATGCAAACGCCCATCCTTATCAAAGGAGCGCACCGTTGCCTTGTCGAATGCCAATCCGTGATATCCCCATTGCCAGTCGCCTTTAACTTTGCGTAATGGCATGCATTTACCTTTCGGCAGGCAATAAAAAAGCCGCAGTAGCGGCCATTATTTCCTCTTGGACATAGCTATTTTCAGTAGTGCAATCATTAAGCAACCAAAAATCAACACTAAGCCCAGAGACCATAAAACCTCAATCATTTTCTATCTATCCCAGGGATAACAGGAGACCACGTACAACGGCAGTTGATAGCCTCTCCAGGCAGCACCCATTCACCATCGAGATACAGCCCTTTATCGAGGTCGAACTCTTTACCGTCAGCTTTCACATGGGACGGCCTTGGCTGCTTCCCGGCATGTGAGTGCCGCCAGATCCCTTTGGTGATGCCTAACTTCTTCTGCCGTTCAGACTGAATTACCGCTGTAGCTTTGTTGTTCTGGTCGCGTGCAATCGTCTCAGCGCGTCTGCGTGTAATGCCATATCGCTTAACCAGTTCATCAGTGAGATATCCAAGGTCACGACCACGGCTGACAGACTGCATGACTATCGTCTCAACCTGTGTGTGATAATGTTCAGGAATGGATTTAATCAGATTGACGTTCTCGTTAACGACAGCCTGCATCACGTTCTTAAGCTCGTCATTCATTGTGAACTTAACGGTAAACCCGCCAGCCTTTAACGCTGAGTGTAACGAAACGTCGGTGTTGCGCAGTGTCTTATCAACGAAGCGATCAGCCAGTTTCTTAGCCAGTTCATTGAATTTATGCTCCCACTGCTTGCCTAGTCTGGACAATCTGCGCTTTAACTCATTCGCGGGACTGGAATCCATCGCCATGTTGTTTTTGTATGCACCCTCAAGCCAGTATCGGTATGACTTATCCATCTCCCTAACCAGCTTGAGAAGCTCAGAGCGATACCACTCATGAACCCCGGCGTTAGCTCTGACTGGACGAAGGGTTTTCCTGGTCTTCAAATCCTTCTTCGATGGACTCGTTTTCGTACTCTTCTTCGTCATATTCAGATTCCATCATGTGGTATGGGCTGGCCTTATCCGACTGGCGCATACTTCTTATTGCATCAAGGTCAAACACGCCAGCTTCGGCATAGTTCTTATCAGCCTCAGACTGATGTTTCATGATCTCGGCTTTCTCTGCTTCTGTAATCTCGTACAGTGGCAGGAATTCAAAATCAATGTCAGGGTCAATCTCGCCAAATTCATTCAACTGGATAACATCCAGCACTGTTTTCAGCGGCACCCTGAACAGATTCTCCTGCATGGCGTGTATTGAGTCATAGAAGACGCGGATTTCGCCATCAGATGAAGCGTTTAGCCCGTTAGGAGTGATGCCAAGGAGCTTAACCAGAGGAATGCTTGATACCGATGCCATTTGTTCCTGCGCTTGCGCCTGAAGAGCATCAACTCCGGACAGACTTGTCACAAACTGGAAGAATTCTTCTCCATCCTTATCAATAAGGAACATTCCGCGATTGTCGCGAACCTTATTAAAGAGCTCGGCACGCATAAACAGGTTTGGGTCTGCAATTCCAGACAAGGCATTCTGCATGTTCGTCTTCAGCCCATAGACCACAAACGAATGAACCAGATCGCTAACGCTGTCACGTGTTCTCAACCAGTTCTGCACGTATGGCTCTGCCATCTGACTCAGCGACAAGCCGCCGAAGTTGTACGCCGCTTTGAGAATGTCTGGCACCTGGCGAGAAATCATTGTCAACATACGGCTGGCGTGAACAGTACGCCCCATGACATACCATTCAGATGGATTGAAGAAATCAGGACTGAGAGGGTTATCAGCGTTATACACACCAGGGTATGTCCACATGGCCTCGATAACGCGGAAACCATTCAGGCTTCCTTTGGTAATCTTGCGCGGGCTGATATAGAGCTTCTTATCCAGTTCGTCGGGAACCAGCCAGGCTGAGTTACCGCTTGGCGTCTTCACGTCGATATAAATCTGTCCGCGCCCGAAGTAACCGTCATGTTCCGCCGCCTCGCGAAACTTCTCTCGCACTCTGAAACGCTTTAATGCGTCGTCAAGCTGGCGAATCTTATCGGCCTTGTCGTCACCATCGTCTTTACCTACATGCTTCAGCTCAATCCATTTTCGCGTCATCTCTTCTGCTATCGTGCCAGTAATCTTGCGATACTCCGGCAACTGAGCAAGTTGAGACAGATATGGGTAGCCGGGAAATCCACCGTAGCCATATGCGGTGATGTTTGCTGAGTTAAGGTAACTGTACGGCGTGGAGTCCATCGCCAGAGCTGACTCCCCAATATGTTCAGGAATAACGCCTGGCGGTGGTACGTATCGCTCAATTCTACGCAATGCCTCGCCTTCATTTTTAATTCGCTCCTGCTCGTTAATAATCGCAAGAACATTCGCCAGAGACATTGGCTGTTTCGCCTCTTCTTTCTGAGGCTCAGATTTTTTCTTTCTCAAAAAATTAAACACTATGCGAGCCTCAAAAGTTCTTCAGATATACGTAACGGACCATTGCCATTTTTCATCTCATCGATGGCATCCATCATCGGATCAAGCTGGTCGTCGTGCGTATTGAAATCAGGATTAATAGCTTCCATCTCAACGAGGAAGTCGTTGATGAATGGTGCGTTGCTGGGGAGCTTGATGTAGCCGGACTCGATATAACCCTGTACGTCCATCAGTCGCGTGTACTTATCCTTATCACGCTGAATTGCTTTGATGGGGCATATCGCTTTTTTACGGATGTTCTGTATCAGACCTGTGCCAGATGACTTGTCCTCTATCGCCATGTGGCGAAGTGGCCCATTCTTCAGAGTTTTGCACTTATCCCAGAAAGCAACAGCACGGCGTTGTAATTCATCGGCCTCCCATTTGCCGCGAATCATATCGATCAGATAGATATACCCGTCAGTACCAAGCCCCCAGTGCTCGAATACTGAGAAGTCGTTGACCTCTTTTGTTTTCTGTGCGGTGTCTCCATAGACGGCACGCCATTGCATGGGAGGGAGTACCGAATATTCACCAAACCATTCAGACTTAATAAGCCCCCCGCCTTTGGCGGTTGGTCGTTGCTGATAAAGGGCATTCCATACAAGAGAACCGCGCTGTTTGCACTTCTCTACGAACTCTCTCGGCATGCGCTCAGGAAACAGAATTTCACCGGGATTGCGCAGTCGATACACATTACCGTTGAGTTCATGAATCTCTTCTTTTTCAGCCTCCATTGGGAAGCTAACTACGCGCCAGCGTTCCCCGCCCTCTTCAGCTAGTTTTAATAACTGTCCGGCGAGATCGTTTTGATGCCAGCGTGTCAGGATGATGACAATTCCGTTTATCTTCGGGTCAACACGAGTGAAGAATGTCGTGTCATACCAGTCCATCACCGCTTCCTGGTAAGTTGGAGACGATGCGGTTTTGTAATCTTTCGCGGGGTCATCAATAACCCCAATGTTCATACCCTGCCCGGTGATGCCACCGTTAACACCAGCAGAACGATATGAGCCGCCGTGTAGTTCGCCTTTGGCATCAACAGGTTCCCATAGCTCGGTTTTGTTGATACCTCCCGCCAAACTGCGTCCTGAAGGTATTTTCACGTCAGGGAAAACATCAGCGTACTTATCAGAGGTGATAATGCGTTTAACGTCACGGCTCATTCGGTCTGACAGGTCAGAAGAATATGAGCACGAGATAATGTTCCATGATGGATGCTGTCCTAACACATACGCTGGGAAGCGGCGAGAGCACAACTCACTCTTTCCTGAGCGTGGAGGGGCAAACACCATTAGCCTGGGCATGTTTCCGGCTTTAACTTCATCCAGAAAGTGATCTAGCTCAGCACAAAGCAGCTCGTTAAACCAACCTGTTTCGTATTGCGGATTAGTGTACAAAGTGAAATCGAGAAGGTTTTTTCTTGCTGAGCGGATAGCCAGCTCTTTGTGCAACTCATAAATCTGAGCGTTTCGATTCAAGCTGATTGGAGCGCCTGCCATTACCAAGCTCCTTCAGTTTCTCTTCAAGTAACTCTTCTGACATATCGGCATAACGAACAGGCCCGCCATCAGCGCCAGTTATTTCTGTAGATGTTTGCTCTTTAAACGCCTGAACAGAAACATGCTTACCAAGAAGTTCGAGGTTTTTGACCTTATCAGGCCATTTGATTTTCTTCAGAAGTGCGGCGCTATCTGCGGATGCCATCTCCACGACATCCATTCCTGATAACGTTGTGCGCCATACCTTAGGCCAGTCTTTAATGGGTTTTAGCTCACCGTTTTGCAGGAGAATGTCAAGCACATCCATCTGGTCGATTTCAACCAATCTACGAAGAACATAGGCGGCATCTATGCCCGTCTGTTCAACGCGGGCGGATTTAAGTTCAGCAACGAATTTTTGAACATTAACATTTGCTAATAGTCGAGATGCCTGCTCATTGGCGGTCTTCTCGCTGTAGCCCGCCCTGATAGCTGCCTGTGTGCCGTTCAGATCTTTCAGGTACTCACGGGCAAACAGCTCTTGTTTGTCGGTGAGCTTTGCCATTATTTGTGCTCCGTTTATCCGTTAAAAGGGATATCAGTTAAGTTATCCCGTGTAGGGTATAAGCCATTATCAAAGCCACTCTGTAGGGAATGGCTTTTGTGATGGCATCACTTACTCTTTACGCTGCTATCCCACTCATCCCGGAATTTTGATGGGTTATTGAAACCTTCTGCTGACATAACAACTCCTTCAATGTTTGGCTGAAATTAGGATGTCTTTCCATCAGTCCGCCACCACAAAGAATCTTTTTTGCCATAAGGCAGGAGGTTCATCTTTCAGTGGCTGCCAGTGTTATTTCCCCACTTACTGGCTTGGGTTGTTTCGCTGTACTGCCTTTAATTGGTGAGTCCGGGGATTACGGTTTGCCCGTGCTGTTCAAGGCGTTCAATTCTCGCCATTAACTGAGGCTTCTTAATTTTTCCCCAGCGATTAAGCAGGCGGCCTGACATGCTGGCAACATCCTTCTCTTTCATGTACTCCAGCATTACGGCGTTTCGCTCTTCTTCAAATTGACGATGACCAACCTGAAGCATGGCGTACATCCAGTTGAATGCGTTGATGTAAGCAATTTTGATACGCATTGCTTCTTTTTTGGTGTAGGACATAACCAAAAGCATCAACCCATCCTTACGTAGCCGATAGAATTTTTGTGGCTTACCATTCTGTAACTCATTGTTTTTATAGCAAACCTCAAAATTGAGTTTTGTATCAAACTCTTCAGGACAAGCAGCGATAGTTCTTTCTACATCACGCACAACGTTGTCATGTCTCTTACGAAATGCTTTCGCCACCATAAATGAATCGGTGACAGGGCCATTGTTGGTAATAAAAACCAGTTCTTTGAAATCAATGCCGTCAACGATAGTTGGATAATTCATCGGTAATTACCTTTTAGTGATGAACCTTGTCACACAGGATTCCGGCCCACAGAAAGGCACCGATAACCAAACCGGCATCCTCAAGGGTCATCCTGAAAGGCTCTGTGTTCATAAGTCGCGCGTGTGAAGCGCATTTACTGAGGACATAAAAAAGCCCCGCATCGCGAGGCTCATTAATGTGGTGACGGATGCATAACCCCGTTGCTACAGGCGATTAATGGGATCGAGTAGCTTGCGCTGTTCTTCCCGCACAATACCCTCCTTTCAATTCATGCATTGCGTCCTGATGTACTCCTGCAGGTAGTTAACCTGCGCGGTTATCTTGTCGATTCCACTTCGGAGACGGTAATAATTGAGTTCAGCATCTGCTGTAAGTCTTGGGCTTTCTCCATCGCCCATGCTGCTGGCTCCGGTCGTTGACTTTGCACAGGTGGCAGCGACTTGCAGGCGCTTACGACCAGCAGAAACATCAGCACGGAGACTTTCGATAGTCGCGTTAGCATCAGCAAGCTCCTTTGTATATCTGGCGTCGAGTTCTGCCACGTCACGTTGACGCTTCTGCATGTCAGCAATGATGTACGTGGCTTTATCACGCTGCTCTTTGTAGGAGATGGCGTTATCACGGTAATGATTAACAGCCCATGACAGGCAGACGATGATGCAGATAACCAAAGCGGAGATAATCGCGGTTACTCTGCTCATTGTTGCCCCCACAAACAGACTTCACGCTCAATCTCGCGGCGAGTCATCAGCCCTTTCCATTGCTTACCGCCAGCGTATGTCCAGCGCCGTAGCTGATCACATGCGCCTTTGATATCGCCCTGGTTTATTTTGCGAAGAAGCGTCGATGTTCTGAAATTGCCAGCACCCACGTTGTAGACGAACGAGTAAAGAGCGCCGCGCGTTGTTTCCGGTATATCGACTTTGATGTACGGGTTAATTTGTCTGGCGACCGTGGCAAGGTCTTTATTCAGGAGGGCTTTGCATTCTGCTTCGGTATACGTTTTACCGAGCATGATGTCTTTTCCGGTGTGTCCGTGACATACAGTCCATACACCAACGATATCTTTATATGGTATGTAGCTGACGCCTTCCAGACCATCGTTACCACTTGGGCCAGTGATTAACACAGATGCTATAGCAATAGCCCCGCCACCAATAGCAGCAGCAACGGCTTTTCGTAATGATGGAGGCATTATTCACCTCTCGCAGCCTTTCTTCTGTCTTCTCTGATTTTGAAGTACAGATTTGTCAGATAGGTGAGAAAGCCCAACACAAGGCTTCCAAGCACTCCAATCGCAGCCCACTGTGATGGACTGACCTGATCCAACCACTGCAAAAACCAGTATCCCGCACTACCCGCGGATGTTCCGTAGGCAATGCCAGTAGAGATTTTGTCCATTGATTTCATAGCAACGCCTCCGCCAGTAACGGATTGCGTAGTTCTTATATTGGGAAGGGGAAAAAAGAAGGCCGCAGCGTAACTATCACTGATGAATTCAGGATAGCCAGTGGCTACGGCTCAGTTATGGTGCTGGTTAACGGACTTGAACCGCTACCCATTCGCTTACAAGGCGACTGCTCTACCATTGGAGCTAAACCAGCATGTTTGGCGGGACAGCGTGGACTCGAACCACGATAAGAAGGTTAACAGCCTTCCGTAATGACCTTTATACGACTGACCCAAATAAAAAAAGCCACCGTTGCAACTTAAGAGTCACTAACGGCAGCTTACCCTCTAATTATGGCTAAATGGCTAATTGCATGTCAAGACTTTTAACAGCAATATGCTTAACTTTCTCTACACGTTTACGCATTTTGAAAGCATTTTGCATTGGCTGGTATAAAACAAATAATGACGCTTTCAGGATGTCGTCAATTTCGTTTCTACAGGTTGCCAGTGAAGGTTTTCGCCATCCCTCGCCACCACGTCCACACATCTTGCGTGGCTTTGCAGTCGCGTGATAGTAGGATGCAATTGCTCGCTTAGATGAACCATGAGCGTAGTAGCTGAGGAGGATGCCAAAGGCTTTCTTGTCAATGCACATGACGGAATCGACGACCTGAGAAATCAACATTCCATCATCATCATTACACATTGGCCTTGTCATAACTCTTCCCGGCTCTACGCTCTCCATGAACTTCGCTATTACGCTGCTCATGCGCTTTTCCAGACGACCTGAATAAACCCATGCTCCCCACAGTTCAAGCCAGCCATTCAGCCACTCGTGCTGCTCTTTGGTGAGGTTTAGTTCTCTTATGCTCATCGTCTTCCCCTCTTGCCCTGTTTGACCATCAGGACGCCGTTAACTATTACGTGACGCTCGCCTTTGCTGTCTCGGTTGTACTTGAGCACTGTTCCTCTTGCGCAGGAAAGCATCCTCGCCACTTCGGTCTGATTGCCTCGTGTCTGGATAAGAAGCTCTGGTATCGTTTGAATTGTGGCGTTCATACGTTCTCCAGTTCGGTGATTTTTATTCCAAGCCTTCCTCCTGGTACTTTCACACCACGAATTACACGAATGTCGTCGAATTGCTCGTCGTCTTCCGCAAATCCGGCATGGATAAGGGAGTCGAGTAAACCTTTAAGAATGTTGTCGAGGTCGCGGCGGCGGGAGTCTGGAACGTCTGCGATGACTTTGATGCGGAGTCGTGATTTGGTGAAAATGTCTAACTTGAGTTGGCGGATTATTTGCTGTACATCTTTTCGGTATTTCTGGCCTTTATCGCTGATGTAGTATTGGCTTCCCCGTCTTCGCCAGTAGGTATTCACCGACGGCGGGTATGGAAGCACAAACTGATATTCGTTCATGACTTAATCTTCCCCTCCTTCAGCAGTATCGCCTGCGTCCTGATCACGCCTTCGAGGTGGTAAAGTCTGGCGTCTTTGTTGTCGAGGTTATGGGTGCGTCGGTCGATTTCATCGTGACACGCGCTACAAGCCCATGCGCCGATCAGGTCGTCAGGCTTCATTCCCGTTCCGCAAATTCCAGCCATCCGGTAATGTGCCAGAACTGTAGTTTCAGGATTGCCATTGCATACGCCGTAAATACGTACCTGGCATTCTCTGCCGCGTGCTTCTTTGCGTAGGTTAGCCATTATGGTTCACTCCAGTAATTCTCAATTGCAGCAGCCATTCTCTGCATCCACTCAGCCAGCTTTAACGCGGCTTCTCTTTCAGAACCACATTTAGGGAAATCCTTCATTTCCATGCTGGCCTTATATGTTCTGAATGCCAGGTCTCCGGTAATAATCAGATTCTGATCAAGCACCGAGCGTTTATTCCGGTGTTGAACGTAATAGACAGATTCAGTCCGCATTTCTTCTCTGTCTTTTTTGAAGGAAATAAGCTCAGAGAAATCACTCATCGTCTTCTTCCTCGTACATTGAGCTATTCGGATCGCTCATCAGTTCTGCGCAGCAGTGCTCACACACGTGAACTTCCAGCACATGCAGCTTCTGACCGCAGTTAGCGCACGTTAAAGCCCGCTCGACGCTTTCTTTCTGGTATTGGAGGTATTGGGATAGGCTAAGCATTAACAACCTCCATACAAACTTTCACGAATGCCGTTGCTACTTCTGCATTGATTGCGTTTCCATATCCAATAATTCGCTGATCTTGATTGCGCTTTGCCATTCCTCCCAGTGTGGACTTGCCTCGTCCCAAGCTTTTGGCAATGCCATTAACCATCGGGAATGAGCCGGGTCTAACTGGACGATATTTTTCATCTCTACAGTAAAGCCAGTCTGCATCTCTCCAGAAGCCGTTAACCGGTAATGGGTACATAGCTTCACCGTCCCGGGAAGTTTCAAGCAGATTCTTGGGGTTCCGCTCTTGTCTTTTCCGCTGTAGCAATGCGTTGAACCTGTTGCATCGTTCGCTAAAGGAGTTTGCCATCCAGCTAGTCTCACGCATCCAGATAGGTTCTGAATTCCCCTGCGCGTTTCTGGCTGAAAGTTGATATTTGTCGTTGGAGTAGGCCACCCAATACAATCGCTGCCTGATGTGCGGAGAACCGAAGCCCGCAGCGCAAATATCGGTACCTGCAGAGGTGTAGTTCGCACCTTCCAAGTCAGTTTGTACAAGGTCGAGCCAAGCGAGGCCGTCTGCGCTTGCAACCTGTTCGCCAATAACGATGCCAGGATTGCATTTTTCAATAAGCCAGAAGAATGCCGGCCATAAGTGCCGCTCGTCATCAACCCCTTTTCCTTTGCCTGCCGAGCTGAAAGGTTGGCATGGGCAACTTCCTGTCCAGACACTCTTGTTGTCTGGCCATCCTGCTTTTCTAAGTGCATAGCTCCAAACTCCGATTCCTGCAAAAAAGTGGTGCTGGGTAAATCCTCGCAAATCACCTGGTGTGACATCTTCAATACTCCTTTCATCTACATAACCGGGGGCAATTTCTCCAGCGTCAATTAAGTTACGCAGCCATTGCGCTGCATACGGATCTATTTCGTTGTAATACGCAGTCATCGTCATTTCCTCGCACGATGTCTTAGCCACCGGATATCCCACAGGTGAGCCGTGTAGTTGAAGGTTTTTACGTCAGATTCTTTTGGGATTGGCTTGCGTTTATTTCTGGAGCGTTTCGTTGGAAGGTATTTACAGTTTTCGCAGATGATGTCGGTGATACTTCGTCGCTGTCGCCTCATGCCGCATCCTCAAAATTAAATCCAAGCTGACATGAAAATGCTTCACATGATTCAGAACACGAACCTGAATCATACTGTCGCATTGATGTCATTCTTGAGGCTAACTCATCTCTTGATATATCACTAAACAAGGCAATCAGTGATTTAAGTGTATTATTACCTCGATACATAACCGGTTCCTTTCCTGTTTTTATTTCTGTATCAAGGATGTTGATAAATGCATCTGCAAGTTCTGGCTCATCCATGGCTGCCAGCGCCACCTTTTGCATACTTTTTTTTATGCAGAAAACACAATTACCAAGATGCTCCTGTATGCCAAGATCAAACTTCTGCTCACTCCACCAATCAAGCACATCCTGTTTTTCAAAATCGCTTATATCAGCCAGATACCGAAAACCATTAGCCCTTTTAAGCCTGTTTGGTTCATCTGTGCGAATGCCAAGCCATGTGATGTAATTTCCTTTCCCAAACTTTTCCTGACAATATTTGGTGAATGGAACAGACTTCATTCTGTCGGTACAGAACGCACCGCCGATATATGGATGTCCGTATTTATTCAACATCCTTTTCCACGGTATAAGATCTGGACCAATATCAGTGACACCTATCTCTTCATAACTACTGGCCTTCCCCATTTCTGGATTAGGTATTACACGAAGGCAATGTAAGTCTATTTTCCAGTTACTGACGATATTTCGAATGAACTCATATGTTTTAGGGTGCTCTGCTCCTGTATCCATGAAAACGTAATGCACGTCTTCACCTGCCCGTCGCTTTTGCTCCATTAGCCAGAGCAAATATGCTGACGTCCTGCCACCTGAGAAACTAACGACATTTATCATGCAGCCCTCCTGACACCCTGCCCGATCGCCATCAATGCCGCTTTGGATACGGTAGTAAACATCCGTCGAGGACTGATGAACGGTCGCCAAATCAGCAGCATGGAGCCTTTGCTGTTTCCCTTCTTCTCCAGCCCTGTCGATGGTTCGATAAAATTAATCCGTCCATCAGTAATGACGCGAACTTCGTCAACACTCTCCAGAGCCTTGCTGAACCATCCGACAGACATATCCTCTGGCACAAGCATCACTACCGTCTGTCGCTGTTGTATGCACTGCTCAGCGGCTTTTTCCACCCACGGCCTGATATTGCTGTACGGTGGGTTATTCCAGATTGCACCGTGGCTTATCCACTCAGAATTGAGCGCGTCGTCGGCCTCAGTTAGCCAGTGAGCGCACAGAGCGTTTTTATCGCTCGCTGCCGAATCCAGCCAGAATCCAAACTCAATATCCAGTGCATCAAAAAGCCAAAGCGGCGTTTGCCAGCAGTCCTTGTCGTGTGCTGGCGTATTTGATTTGATAGTCATGCAGCCCGATCTCCCCATCGCGCTTTCCATTCGAGAGCCAGTCGCGCTTCGTCTGACCACTTAACGCCACGCTCTGTACCGAATGCCTGTATAAGCTCTAATAGCTCCGCAAATTCGCTTACACGCATCCTGCTGGTTGACTGGCCTATTACCACAAAGCCATTCCCGGCAAGGTTAGGAACAACGTCCTGCTGCTTTAATGCTGCGGTAAACACACACTTCCAGCTTTCTGCATCCAGCCAGCGACCATGCCATTCAACCTGACGAGAGACGTCACCTAAGCAGGCCCATAGCTTCCTGTTTTGGTCTAAGCTGCGGTTGCGTTCCTGAATGGTTACTACGATTGGTTTGGTTGGGTCTGGAAGGATTTGCTGTACTGCGTGAATAGCGTTTTGCTGATGTGCTGGAGATCGAATTTCAAAGGTTAGTTTTTTCATGACTTCCCTCTCTAACAGATTTCAGGTTATTCCACTCCGTTACCGCACTGCGATAATTCGCGGCCGCCACAGCAGCGTGGTTAGCGCAGTAGATTTGGCACCCGTTCTCCATGTCGAATATTGTCGGTGATTTTCCGCATTTACATTTCTTGGCACGCGGTGCGTCTGAACACATTCCGTTAACGGTGTCCATCAGGATCCCCCTCGTTCTTAATCCAATAAAAAAGGGCTACTGTGTAAATAGCCCCTGTTATTAGCTCAGTGATGTAGATGGTCATTGCTTCATCTCCCTTTCCATTTCATCAATGTCAACGTCATCAGGAAGATGGGAACAATACGCTGCTATACCATGATGATTTATCTCATACCCTTTAAACGTTACCATCTGGCGCGTAATCTCAACTTCGTTCAGGAATCCGTCATCGCATAACTGCCTGGCTATTTTCGATTTGGTCTGGATTATTGGTAGTGCCTGTTCTTTCAAAGCGCATGATATTTGTGCATCCCATGCCTTTTCGAGAATGGCTAATTGTTTTTTATTCATTTAATACTCCGTCACGTTTTCCTGTCGCCACGCCTCGTCATATTCCGATTTCGGCATATTGGCGATGTAGCTATATGGCGATCCTGATTCAAGTTGCAGGAACTGGTGCGATTGCTCGTCAAGGAACAACGGGACACCACCTTCCCAACCTTCGCCGTTACGTTGTTTTTCAAGCATCAAAACAGATGCCGGAGATGCCAGTAGCTGTTCGTCCTTCTCTGACATCTTTTCACCACTCTGAACTCTCTGTAACGCTCTCTCACGAGCCTTGTTACGCCAGATGATGAAAAGGTTGTCTGTCAGGTCTGTTATCGCTCCAGAGCCTTTTACGTCCATTTTCCCGGTTGGTTTTTCTTCGCTGTCTCCTTTTCGCGAGTGAGTAACGAGAATGACGTGGGAGTTTGTTTTGTTTTTGAAGTCGCAAATCGAGTCAACAAACGCTTTCTGCCCGTTATAGTCATCGTCGCCTATGCCACATTTCATCAGGCTGTCGATGATGAATAACTGGATACCGTATCGGCGGCGAGCGTAGTCGAATATTTCGATCAGCCTGTCGGCTTTCGCCGTTCCGGTCAGGCCAAACACCCAAAGTCTTTCGTCATAAAATTTAAATGCAGAGTCAATTTCCAGCACTGGCGGCATCTTGCAGCACGTCGCCTGACGGGTAAGGCGCTTAAGGAGAATACCAGGCTTCAGCTCAAGTGACGCGATGCACGTCTTCACACCCTGACGCATTGCCTCAAGTGCCATATGCCCGACAACCTCCGTTTTTCCGTGACCGTTCACACCATTTACCAGCGTCAACTCTGCCTCACGGAACTGGAATTTATCTGCCAGAGATTTCCACGGTGGATTAAACAGATACTGCTGCTTGCCGTAGAAAGCGTTGATAGTGTCCTGGTAAAACTCTCGCGCGCTGTAGAGTTCTTCGGGGTCGAAGTAGGATGCCGTGCCGATGTACTGCCAGATTTCATCCTCGGTAACACCGTTCATCAGGCATTCGTTGATGTCTTTGTACGGCAGTGTAACAAGACGGCAACGATGTTCACCGAGTCGGCTTGCGATTTCCCTTGCGGCTTCACGACCAACATCATCAACGTCCATCGAGATGAATATTTCCTCAAACCTGTCGAGATTGTGATACTCAAACTCAATCCACTGCTGCTTAGCGCCTTTCCCGCCACCAAACGGCACGGATAACGCCGAGATGCCGTATTGCGCATAGCTCATACAATCAATTTCGCCTTCGCAAAGTACAACCGCCCTCACGCCAGCGTCCAGAGCCTGCCATCCGAACAGACAAGGTTCGCAATCACCTTCTGCCATAATGACTTTCTTCCCGTCCGGGCGCTCAGTGCTGATTCGCTTGACCTGCAACAACTCACCATCGCGTTTGTACGGAAGCACCAGAGCATCCAGTTCCCGCTCTCCATTCCACACCTTGCCGCTGACAACCTCGTAGCGCTTTACGATTTCTGGCGATATGCCACGCGATTGCAGGTACTCAAGATGGGATTCTGTTCTGGTAACGTAGCGGGCGATTTTCTTGCGGTCAGGTCTGGAGAATTTTTTCTCACGTTTGGCATCGAAATGGTGATCGTCATCCTTGATACCGAGAAATGCTTTCGCTTCCTGCATAGCCTGATGCAGGTTAATTCCACGACATGCCATCCACAAATCAAGCATGTCACCGCCGTCTCCCTCAGCGAAATCAGCCCATTTTTTCTTGCCGCTAATGTTGACCTTAAGGCTGTTTCCCTTGTCACCGTTGACGTTACCGGCAACCCACTCATGCCCCTCTTTCTTGCCGTTTGGCAACAGGTGCGGAGCCACCCTGTCAACCTGCGCCCAAAGCAGGTCGCTCAGTTCACTTGGAGTCATTACGCTGACCTCAGATCGAGACGGTTAAACCAGAACTCAACGAATGCAGAACTAAGCCAGCCATGGTTATAGCCAGCGATAAGTAACGATTTGATTCTGGATTTCATGGTTCACCTGTCGAAAAACACGTAGCCAGTTTTCGATACGGTGATTGCGGATGATGGTTTGGATTGTGGTTGAATAGTTTCTGGCTTCTCGTCGTTCCAGCGTTGACCGTTCAGGTAGCTCGATGGTAACAACCTGTCGAACCCGAACTGCTTACCGAGCCTGCACGCAATGTCTTCTGCCAGCATCGTGGCAAACTCGCTTGCCGTCCCCCTGGTAGTTTTACGCCATTCCCTGAACTGTGTTCTGAATGCTGAAGCTGCGTTTTTCTTCCCGGCTTTCCGCATGCCTGCACACCAGAATATTTCCTCGAATGCCTTGTCGGTTTCTTCGTGACGGTCAGGAGTTTTTTCACACTCTGTTCGGACATGTTCGAACATAATGTTTTTAGGTTCATTGACTGGTTCAAAAGAGTGATAGGTTCTGGGGGCAGCTCCTGCCCCACCCCCTAGGGCAGCTCCTGCCCCACCTGATTCTGGTTGGATTTGTTGTGCATTATCCAGCGTCAGATAAAAAACGTTTGACTGGTTAAGCTCTCCTTTTCTTCTGAATTCCCTTTTCAAAAGCCCCATCTCTTCCAGTGCCCTAATGTGACTTTTTACTGTCGATCTGCTCACCTCACACTGGTCAGCGACATGTTGATATGAAGGCCAGCATTCGCCATTATCATTGGCGTTATCGGCAAGTTTAATCAGAACCAGTTTTCTCAGTGGGTTGCCAACCTTTATATTCATGGCCTTAGCCATAAGATTCATGCTCATTTTGACTTCTCCGAAGTTTTGTACCTGTTAAGTATTTCTCTCAGTGGCACAGCTATTGCTGGATTAACCCCCTGATAAAACTGGTCACGTAGCACATCTTTTCGGTGATTAACGCGTTTATTTTCCTGCGTTTTTCGCATATAATTACCTCGTTGGATGTTGTTAAAATTCCATTTGTATTTGATCAGAACGCTCGGTCTTGCACACCGGGCGTTTTTTCTTTGTGATTTCATCAAGCGCATACTTAAAAGCCCTGCTAATCGGACTGATGTCTGATGCCATTCCGAAAGCACACAAGACCGAAGCAATAAACCGCCAGTCCGTTCTGCTTATCTTCGATTCATGACAGCCAATCATCTTTGCCAGACCGCGCTGGGTAAGCGTTGACAGGTTGATGAGTAAATCTGTTTCTGCGCGATCAACGTCACGCTGTGATAGTTTGCTGTAACTTGTTTGTTCCATTTCTTACTATTTCCATAGGTAAATAATCACTAATACTCATCTTTCGATGAGTGCTTAATTAGTTACCGCGTTGTCGGCGGTGCAGATTGATAAAGAGCGGTGTTACTTATGCAGTTGTTTTTTTGTTGCTTGGGAAGGGCTTTATTTCTTCCGCATAAACGCTTCCATCAGCGTTTATAGTTAAAAAAATCTTTCGGCCTGCATGAATGGCCTTGTTGATCGCGCTTTGATATACGCCGAGATCTTTAGCCGTCTTGGTTTGACCAAAGCGCATTGCATAATCTTTCAGGGTTATGCGTTGTTCCATACAACCTCCTTAGTACATGCAATTATTATCACCGCTAGAGGTAAAATAGTCAACACGCACGGTGTTAGATATTTATCCCTTGCGGTGATAGATTTAACGTATGAGCGCAAAAAAGAAACCGTTAACACAAGAGCAGCTTGAGGACGCACGTCGTCTTAAAGCTATTTATGAAAAAAAGAAAAATGAACTTGGCTTATCTCAGGAATCTGTCGCAGACAAGATGGGGATGGGGCAGTCAGGTGTTGGAGCTTTATTTAATGGCGTCAATGCATTAAATGCTTATAACGCTGCATTGCTTGCAAAAATTCTCAACGTTAGCGTTGAAGAATTTAGCCCTTCAATCGCCAGAGAAATCTACGAGATGTATGAAGCGGTTAGTATGCAGCCATCACTCAGAAGTGAGTATGAGTACCCTGTTTTTTCTCATGTTCAGGCCGGGGTGTTCTCGCCTGAGCTTAGAACCTTTACCAAAGGTGATGCGGAGAGATGGGTAAGCACAACCAAAAAAGCCAGTGATTCTGCATTCTGGCTTGAGGTTGAAGGCAACTCAATGACAGCTCCGGCAGGATCGAAACCAAGCTTTCCTGATGGAATGTTAATCTTGGTTGACCCTGAACAACCTGTTGATCCTGGTGATTTCTGTATCGCTAGACTTGGTGGCGATGAATTCACATTCAAAAAACTGATCAAAGATAGTGGGCAAGTGTTTTTGCAACCACTTAACCCGCAGTTCCCAATCATCCCATGCAATGAGAACTGCAACATTGTAGGCAAGGTTATCGCCAGTCAATGGCCTGAAGAGACGTTTGGATAACACGTAAATGATTAAAGAACGTATTTCTTATATCATTCCGATTGCGATGGATGAAGGCAACCCCGTAACTCCAGTTCTTATCTATGAAATGGATAAAGACTCCCATGAAGTGGATCTGTCATTTGGCGCTTTTTTTATCGGCCTTAAGGCTACAAAAAAATATTCCATAGGCATTGAGGTTTTCAATGCTCAAGAAATACCGATACCAATTGACACAAAACTGTACTCCAACCATAAGTTTTTTACGGTAGCAGAAGCCAACGATGGAGAAACCATCGTATCAACTTCTATGAGAATTAACTTCCCAAGGGTGAAAATTATCAAGCCTGGGATATTCGAAGTTAGAGCATCACTGGTTAATCCTGAGAAAGGCGAAGTAATTGATGTAAAAAGTTCGTTTTTTGACGTGAAGATAACAGGATCAGTTCGCGATGAGTTTAGATAACAAGGTTACTCAGCTTCGTCCAAATCAAAACATATCTCGCCCAATTGGACACTATCCAACTGATGATGCATACTCACGGCATGGTGGCGGCAATGGCGGAGGTGATGATGTGCTTCAAAGAGTGAAAGAACTCGAAAAAGATGTTCAGCAAATGAAAACCGACCTGGCTGTCATGCGCTCGAATTATGCAACCAAATCAGACGTAAGCGACGCGAAAACTTCGATAATTCTATGGGTTGTAGGTGCGGTCGTATCCTCACAACTCATACCAGCAATCCCCAAAATACTTGAAGTGTTTTTCCATAAATAACAACCCGGCCTCAGTGCCGGGTTTTCTTTGCCTCTCGATCCCCACACCTAATAACACCATAACCAATTGTATTTATTGAAAAATTGATAGATACAACTTGCTAAACAGTGCAATTCTGATCCCTCACCTACCAAACAATGCACCCCTGCAAAAAATAAATCCATATAAAAAACATACAGATAACCATCTGCGGTGATAAATTATCTCTGGCGGTGTTGACGCACATACCACTAGCGGTGATACTAAACACATCAGCAGGACGCTGGAAGCCAAACGGAACAGATTGGCAGGCTCTTTAACTTCGATGGGGCGCTGACAAAGCGCAAACAGATACCAAACGAGATGGGTTTGGCGGTGATGTGAATTGCAGCTGCAACGACAGCAACCAGAAGATCAGCATCTGTCGCATCACCACCAAAGCCATTTCACATGAGGAAAACATCATGACGGTAATCGTGTACGGAAAATCAACATTTGCAGGAAATGCCAAAACTCGCCGTCATGAGCGGCGCAGAAAGCTGGCTATCGAGCGTGATGCCATCTGCAACATCATTGATTCTATCTTCGGCACAGACAGTGAGGAACCTGTTCAGAAAGGCACGAGAAAGCGTTTAAGCCTTTCTGAAAAAGCAATATCACTCGGAAGCCTTCGCTGCAAGAAGGCAGATGAAGTCGAGCGTAAACAGAACCGTATTTACTACCGCAAGCCACGCAGTGAAATGGGTGTGACTTGTGTTGGTCGCCAGAAAATGAAATTAGGCAGCAAACCACTTATTTGAGAGGAATTAATATGTCATCAATCCGCTTAACTACGAGAATGAAAGAGGAAATCGCTCGTAACGCTTTAATTAAGTCTGGGGTTTTCACTGAACTTGAAGAAGTAACAAAGTTAAAGAACCAACTTGCACTTGACGCCAGAGTTATTGCGTTTGGCGGTAAAAAGAAAACTGAGGAAGTGGATCAGTTATCATCCAAGTTGGTAGCTATAAGTGAAGAACTTGAAAAGATGGGATGTTCATTTTACTCATGCGATGTTCGTTCTACTTCAATTTATCTGACTGTATCTGGCAGAAGGGTTGGATGGCATTCATATGGGAAAGACGGCAACGGCGAAGATATATTGCTCCCTACTCCGACCAAAGATAAATGCATGTTTGACGCAGAACACGAAATAACAGAAAGGTTTGATGAAATCTGCGCATTACAACAAAAACTTGAAGCAAAGAAAAAGGATATCGAATCAAATGTATGGGCTGCTTTAAACTCAGTCACAACAGTTAAGCGACTCATTGAAGTTTGGCCTGAAAGCAAAGAATTGCTACCAAAAGAAGCAGATAAAGCAAGTACAGCACTTCCTGCTTTACGGGTAGAAGATTTGAATAAGATGATTGGACTTCCTTCCGAGGCCGCATAGTCGGCCTTTATTTTTGGCATAAACAACAGAATAAACACTGCACTGTGTATTCATTCCAACGATTGAATACACGGAGCAATGTCGCTCGTAACTAAACAGGAGCCGACTTGTTCTGATTATTGGAAATCTTCTTTGCCCTCCAGTGTGAGGGCAATTTTTTTGACGGAGGATATATGAGTGAAGTAACAGATTTAGTTGTTATTGAAAAAGCAAATGCAATGACTGTATTTCAGTCTGCCGACCAGATTGAAGAAATACTTCAAAAGGTTGAACGTGAAGTTATGTCCTTTGTGCCTGATATCACAACGGCAAAGGGCAGAAAGGAGATCGCTTCTCTGGCGTATAAAGTTGCGCAGACGAAAACATATCTCGATGGTCTTGGCAAAGACCTTGTTGCTGAACTGAAGGAAATTCCAAAGCTAATTGATGCTAACCGCAAGACAGTGCGTGATCGCCTTGATGAACTGAAAGCCAAGGCGCGCCAGCCTCTTACTGATTATGAGGAGGAACAGGCACGGATTAAAGCCGAAGAAGAAGCTAAGGCAGCAGCTGAAGCTCTCGCAAAGCAAATTGAGTCTGACCATGAAATAGCGATTTTGATGGATCGCGAATTTGACCGCCAAAGAGAAGAGGCAAGACTCAAAGCGGAGCAGGAAAAGCGAGAGCATGAAGAACGCTTAAAAAGAGAAGCTGAAGAGAAAGCCAGAGCTGAAGCCGAAGCAAAGGCAAAAGCCGAAATTGAAGCAGCAGCAAGGCGAGAAGCAGAAGCTAAGGCAGCAGCGGAACGTGCAGAGCGTGAACGTATTGAAGCCGAGCAACGAGCACAGCGCGAAGCAAAAGAGGCAGCAGAACGAGCTGAAAGAGAAAAGCAGGCAGCAATTGAAGCAGAACGCAGAAAAGCACAGGAGGAGGCTGAACGAATCCGTCGCGAGGCTGAAGCAAAAGAGCAAGCCAGAATAGCAGAAGAAAAAAGAATCAAGGAAGAAGAAGAGCGTAGAGCAAAGGATAAAGCTCACCGGAAAGAAGTAAATAACAAAATACTTGCTGACCTTATCAAGGTTGGTGCATCAGAAGATGTTGCTAAAAATATCATAACAGCCATCGTAAAAGGCGAAGTATTCGCAACAAAAATAGCCTACTAATAAAACCAACATAAGGAACCACCCATGATTTACGCAATCGCGGGAGGCGCTCGCATGGGTGCCTTCCAACTAAATGAATCTTTACTTGAACGAATCACCCGTAAATTACGTGACGGATGGAAACGACTCATCGACGTACTTAATCAGCCAGGAGTCCCCAAAAATGGATAAAACACTTATGGCTATCCAGACTAAATTCACTATCGCCACTTTTATTGGCGATGAAAAGATGTTTCGTGAGGCCGTAGAAGCCTACAGAAAATGGAGGTCAAAATGATTCCGGTAGAACTGGCGAAAACTCCAGAGTTAAGTCGATTAAAAAGAGAATATCACATTGCTGAGGCTCGTTACTGGCGTAAAGCGGGAGATAAATCAAAGAAACAACTTTGTTTATGGCAGGCACAAAGAGAGCGCATGAATGAGCGCGAGTTTCTTTCCTCCCAATCCGAATTACCATTCTGAGGTGAATTATGGGAACTGCGACATTAATACTCGGTGAGTCTGGCACCGGAAAATCAACCAGCATGAGAAATATCAATCCAGAGGAAGCAATACTTATAAAACCAATAGGCAAGCCGCTACCATTTAAATCAAAAGACTGGCTGGCATGGGATGCCAGAGCAAAAAAAGGAACCGTAGTTACCACTGATAAATGGGATGTAATAGTTGCCGTAATTAAGCGTGCTCACGAATACGGGAAAAGAATCGTTATTGTTGATGACTTCCAGTATGTGATGAGCAATGAGTTTATGCGTCGCTCAGAAGAAAAATCGTTTGATAAATTTACTGAGATAGGCCGCCACGCATGGGAGGTGATTAAGGCTGCACAGGATGCACCTGATGACCTGAGAGTCTATTTTCTTGCGCACACCGAAGAAACCCCTATGGGGCGCGTGAAAATGAAAACTATCGGCAAAATGCTGGACGAGAAAATCACTGTCGAAGGCATGTTTACTATAGTTCTTCGCACTCTTACCCGCGATGACCAGTTCTTTTTCACCACGAAAAACAACGGTGCAGACACTGTTAAATCCCCAATGGGAATGTTTGATTCCAATGAGATTGATAACGATCTCTCTTTCGTCGATGCCACTGTTTGTGATTACTACGGCATCAATAATGTTCATCAAATTAAGGAAAACGCCGCATGAGCAACGTGATTTTTACTTATAACGAAGAAGCAGCACTGACCGCAGGGCAAGGTGGTTTTATTAACGAAACTGGCGCTCATATCATTACCATTACTGAAGCAGAACTAAAGCAATCAGAAAAAGGAGCCAAATTTATTGAGTTTTCTGGCGAATCCGACGACGGACGTAAAATCCAATATCTTAGCGTCTGTGTTCAGAAAAATGACGGAACGGAAAACAAATTTGGCGCAAATGTCGTTCACGCCATGATGGGGTGTGCCGGGATTGGACAATTAACGCAGCATATGGTTTCCGCCAGTAAATTTGTTGCACCTGAATTTCATGGAAAGAAAATCGGGTTAGTGCTCCAGAAAGTATTAACCACAAACAAAAAGACTGGCGCAGACAGCTACCAGATGGAAATACGCATCCCGTTTATTGCACAAACAGGTCAAACCCTTAAAGAAAAGTCGGAAGGCAAGCAACCAGAAACTATCACCAACATGGTTGCCAGCCTCAAAGATAAAGACAATCGCTCTAAAAACGTAAGCCAGAATCATGCAGATGATTATGGTTACAGCCAGAACGATTACCCTCCTTTCTGATTACTGAAAATAAGGCTCCCATTATGCCAGCGCCTCTGTATGGTGCGGATGACCCGCGCAATTGCTCCGGTAGCTCCAAGGCGGAGGTGCTGGAAAATATCAAAAACATTTTCGACACGTTTATCGATCTTCCACCAGAAACAAAAGCAGAACGGATGTACCGACGCGATATACAGCTCGCATTAAAAGATGAGAAGGACCGAACAAACGAAACAGCAATGAGACCGTTGCGAAAAGCGACAATAGACAAATTCCCTGAATATATCGACCCGCGCCTGCGTAATTACCGCTCACGCTATGGCGCTATCAGTAATGACTGAGGAATTTACCATGAGAGGACTTGCATACAATCCCGGCATTCATTCCGGCAGAAATGATTATTCGCCAACGCGTAAAGCCAATGCCATCGAGAGAGGAATTGCTTAAGAGAAATTCTTTTCCATCAGTGAATCAAAACAAATATCTGAATGCGATGTGGCGGAGTGGGAATAAATGAAAGAAGTGAAAATATACACAATTATCAGTGACCAATTATCACCACCAATAATAGGAGAGTCATTCTGTACTGACATGGTGCGTCATAGTGATTACGCGGAACTTGAAGCTAAATTCGCGGCGCTGGCGGCGGAGAACGCCGGGCTGAAACACGCAATGGCCGTAACTCTTGAGCATGTGTCGGTCACGGATGCAGGGCAGGCCGGAGTTGTTGCAATGATTATCAACGATGCCCTACACCACAGCGAAACTCCAGCCACCGATGCTTTCTTGGCTGAAGTGCGGGCGGAGGCGTTTAACGACCTTTGCGCGGCGTTTGTCATGGACGCGAGGGGAGTAGGACTGGATGATGACGAGCTAGTGACGCTTAAAGATGCGACGGACGCCCTGCTGCATTGTGCGGAACAGCTTTGCAAAGGAGGCAACCAGTGACTGTATGTCTTATTGATAAACGTCGACGTGGGCAACAAATACCATCTGTTGAAATGCCGAATCACACATGGTTTTGCGTACTTGATATCGATGGTATGGATACGTTGGTTGACACTCGTCATTACTGCGATACCGCAACAGCTACTCCTGCAAAAGCAAAGAAAATGGCTGCTCTGATAGAAAACTGGACTCCACCTGATGGTTGGTGCAATGGGAATGATCGAGATTGGCACGAAAAAATGAAGAGCTATATCTGCGATTTTTTACGTAAATGCAACGGATTCAGGGTGATGTGACATGAGCGAAATTAATTACCAGGCACTGCGTGAGATAGCAAAACAGGCAACACAGGGCGAATGGGTCGCATTTATTTCGCCGGGTACAGGTACGTATGCGGTGCATACGCCCGGTGATAAACGATGTGAAGACGTTATCAAATGGACCGGCTTTGACGGACAGAAAAACGCAGAGAACAACGCTCGTTATATCGCAGCTTTCAACCCAGAAGTAGTGCAGGCGTTGCTGAATGAACTGGAGCATTACAAATCACGCGAAGAGCGGGTTACAAAGCTGGTTATGGATAACTCGACAAGTTGGGATGCTCTCTACAAGAAACTGGAAGCCGAAGAGAAGCGCAACGCAAAATTACAAAGCGAGAATGCATACATCCGCAACCGGTACAAAGAACTGGACCTATTAATCGGGAAAAACATTCTGGTAATGCAGGCTGCCATTATCGAATGGCAGGCAACTGGCGACGCTAAGAGCGGACTGGCATGGATTTATAACACACTGTTTGGCCCTGGCGAATTACCGGACGAATCTGAGAAAGATGCTCAGGCCTACTTTAATCGCAAATATGCACCGATTGACGAAAAGCTTATGGCGCTTCACAAGTGGTTTTGGGAACAAAGTGAAGCAGAGCGCGCCGCTGGCATTCGCATCAAAGGAGATGAGTAATGCGTGTGGCATGTATCGGCTTGTTACCGTACCCGACTCGTTTTTGGGCTTCTGCGCTAATTGCAAAACCGCATGTCCTGATGGCTGACAGCATCATCCCGGCACCAAAGCGCCGCCATACAGGTATTGCGGCGGCACGACGAGCAGCAAAGAAGCGCAGGAGAGCAAAGCGATGAAAAACCGTAAGGCAAAACTTCTTCTTTTACCGCGTTCTAACTGGTGGGTGAAGTTGACAATCAGTAACCACAAACGGGCGCTGATCCGCCCTTCTGGTGAAATCGTGTTCACTGCAAATTATAAACCCACCGTGTCGCAAAACAGACGAGAGAAAGGGTACGCAGTAAGATGAAAAACCGTAAAGCTAAGATGCTTATCTCCCGTGTATACAGATTTTGCTACCCCAGCCAGTGGTTGAGAGTTAGCAATCGCCGTGTGGTGTTGTTTTCATTTTCTGGAATTGCCAGAGAGGGAGTCCGAGATAAGCGCAGCGCGGCGCAAAACCGCTGGAAAAACCACTTGCGCACTAAAGGAGAGTGATATGCCTACATTATTCAGAAAAGAATATCCGCGAAAGAGTAGAACAACAGAATTTCTGTTTCTCGTTCTGTTTATCGTGTTGATGATACCGATATCCCCGCTAATTTTTGTCTGGGCAATCGGGAAAATAATTGAGCCAGTTATTGAATTGTATAACGACGTGGTATGGGCGCCATTCAACACACTGCACAATAAAATTAATCCATATAAGGAAAGCTGATATGGCACTGACGAAAAAACAACGTGCAGAACTGCGCATGAAGTTCGGCGGTCGCTGCGCTTATTGCGGCTGCGAACTTGGCGAAAAGTGGCATGCAGACCATGTAAAACCGGTCATTCGTTTTGCTGGAAATATGCTTCACCAGGACCGTGACGATATATCCAACATGGTTCCGGCATGCCACCCATGCAATCTGCACAAGCATTGCAGTAGCCTGGAAGATTATCGGCGAATTATCAGTGATGGTCGTCGTGAATTCCTTGCGTCCGGGAAAGGCAAGGCGCTGGTTCGTATGGGATTGGTTGAAATGAAATCTGACCCGGTTGTGTTCTGGTTTGAAAAATATCAAGAAGGGGCTACGGCATGACCACTATTACCAAAGAGCGACTGCTGACAATCAAGCAGTGGCGCGAAACATACGGACCTGGTAGCAACGTTGTACTGCCAGCAGAAGAAGCGGAAGAACTGGCACGAATTGCACTGGCCTCGCTGGAAGCAAAACCAATAGGTGCATTCCACATTGCAGAACAGCAAGTTGACGGTACAAGTGACTACCTCAAGGATGGAGAATGGCCTATTGATAATGGAATTATTGAGGTCTACGCCGTTCCGCCAGTTCCCGTAATACAGGCTGATGTCGCGCAAGCAATTGAAAATCTCAAGCAGAAGTTAGTGGAATGCAATCGCTATAACTACTGCGCAGATGCAGTTAAGGGCGTAGAGGATGCCTGCCACGCTGTCATGCTTCAGAGTCAGGATAATGGCATTAAGGATGGTTGGATAAGCTGTAGTGAGCGAATGCCGAAAAAGAATCAGAACGTACTTATTTCGGTGAATTTCGATAGTGATCTGGTTGAGCCGCTAATATGCTCCGCACGCTATACCGGAAGCACCTTTCGGCGCGGAGAGGCAACGATTAAGCCGGGTAATGGTGTTGAGCAGGTAACACACTGGATGCCGCTACCAGAACCGCCTCAGGAGGTTAACCGTGGACAACCTGCAACTTGCCGTCAAAGGTGAATACTTCACAGATAGTTTCCCCCAAATTTGGGGAAAATCCCGAATGGCGCGGCTTACAGCAAGATAAAGACCACATGATTTGACAAATCCGCCAGAGCTATCGCATACTGACCGCACTAGAACTTCAAAGCGGTCATCCGCACCCGATAGCTTTGCGGCTTTTTTATGCCTGCAATTTGGCATAGTCACATCCGTACAAAGGTCGGGTGGAGAGGCGTAATACAATACCCGCAAGGGGAATATGCCCGGAGCATCTTTGAAGGCTCTAGTTGACACCCGATCACCAGCCACTAACTGGTGATTGCTAACTAAAACTTCAAAGGAGGTCATCATGACCAGTCAACTCATCCCCGTATTCAACGGCACTATCGCCAACGAAACAGCCCTACTCTGCAATGCCCGCGATCTGCATGCTTTTTTAGGCGTGAAAAAGGTGTTTGCGGCATGGATTACAAATCGCATTTCAGAATACGAATTCATTGAAAATCAAGAATATATTTTGCTTTCCAATTTGGGAAAGCAAACATCTGGTAGAGGCGGTCACAACCGCAAGGACTACCACCTCACCCTCGATACAGCCAAAGAACTGGCTATGGTGGAGCGCAACGAAAAAGGCCGCCAGATACGCCGATACTTCATCGAGTGCGAAAAGAAACTTCGCAGCATGCAACCAGCGCAGCAATTCACAGACGAGGAAATCATCCTCCTCTGCTACATGCAGGTACAGATGGAGAATGCACAGGACATCTGCAAACGCCTGTACCCGATAATGAAGGAACTTAACTCATCATACGCGAGTAAGCTGTATGACATTGCGTTTGAAACCTTCTATGCGGTGACGAAAAACAGAGATGTACTGCTCAGGGAGGCGACACGACTTGACCAGACAAGCGCCGTTTTCGAACGGGCAAGACCAATGTTGAAAAGCCTTCGGGCGAGACAATTCGAATTTTAATCATCAAAGGAGCTTCGGCTCCTTTTTTGTTGGAGAAAAATCAACCACTACTCGTTCCCTTGCGAGTAATTGCGGAGACTTTGCGATGTACTTGACACTTCAGGAGTGGAACGCACGCCAGCGACGCCCAAGAAGCCTTGAAACAGTTCGTCGATGGGTACGCGAGTGCAGGATATTCCCTCCTCCGGTTAAGGATGGAAGAGAGTATCTGTTCCACGAGTCAGCGGTAAAGGTTGACTTAAATCGACCAGTAACAGGTAGCCTTTTGAAGAGGATCAGAAATGGGAAGAAGGCGAAGTCATGAGCGCCGGGATTTACCCCCTAACCTTTATATAAGAAACAATGGATATTACTGCTACAGGGACCCAAGGACGGGTAAAGAGTTCGGATTAGGCCGAGACAGGAGGATGGCAATCACAGAAGCAATACAGGCCAACATTGAGTTGCTATCAGACAACGGGCGTGAGTCACTGATAGACAGGATTAAAGGCGCTGACGCAATCACTCTTCATGCGTGGCTTGACCGATATGAAACAATCCTCAGCGAGAGGGGTATCAGACCGAAAACTCTACTCGACTACGCCAGCAAAATCAGGGCAATCCGAAGAAAATTGCCGGACAAACCGCTAACTGACATATCAACGAAAGAGGTGGCTGCAATGCTAAACACCTACGTAGCAGAAGGTAAAGCAGCTTCCGCAAAATTAATCAGGTCAACCCTTGTTGACGTTTTTCGTGAGGCAATAGCCGAGGGGCATGTGGAAACGAATCCAGTAACAGCTACCCGCACAGCAAAGTCAGAAGTAAGGCGCTCAAGGCTGACAGCTAATGAGTATGTCGCGATTTACCATGCAGCCGAAGCTCTCCCTATCTGGCTAAGGCTGGCGATGGATTTGGCCGTCGTTACAGGGCAGAGAGTCGGCGATTTGTGCAGAATGAAATGGTCAGACATAAACGACAACCATCTTCACATTGAGCAGGGTAAAACAGGGGCTAAACTCGCCATTCCGCTAACGCTAACGATTGACGCGCTCAATATCTCATTGGCTGATACACTACAGAAATGCAGGGAGGCCAGCAGCAGTGAAACTATAATCGCATCAAAGCATCACGATCCGCTTTCCCCGAAAACAGTATCAAAGTATTTTACAAAGGCGAGAAATGCATCTGGACTCTCATTTGATGGAGACCCGCCAACATTCCATGAACTGCGTAGCCTGTCGGCGAGGCTATACCGGAATCAGATTGGCGATAAGTTTGCTCAACGTCTTCTCGGGCATAAATCAGATTCAATGGCGGCGCGGTATAGGGACAGCCGAGGGAGAGAATGGGACAAAATTGAAATCAACAAATGA